GATGTCGGAGGAAAGATCGGCACCGCAATTTACGTCATGGATGCCATCCGCAGATCACTTGCCCATCTAGATCAGGATATGATGAGAGTGCAGATTCACTGGCAGATCTCCATCCCTCCGGATTCCCACTACAACACCGCCCGGATTGATCGGATTCACATCCCGGAGCGATTCCGCCAAGGTGATCTCACCATCGAGCTACACCAAGACTATTACCAGAATATAGCTCCGCTCGTTGGCACGCATCATCGCTACACACTCCACAACGACACCGTCTACTATTACGACAGGATTGACAACGCCGACATGACGGTCCCCACTACACATCTTGGGACATTCAATCGGTATGAGCACATCGGAGGGGCTATGTCGTGCTACGAAAAGGAGGTTTCAGTGGTTACGACAGGAACAGGACGGATCCAGGTATACGCGAAAGGGAATGGCAATTCATACACCCATAACCCCCTTCATTCGATCATGGTCAACGGATACGTCAACGGACACGTCTCGCTCCAGCAAGGATCAGAACAGGAAGCTCATTTCGACCTATTCAAGGCGGACCCCGGGAAAGTCACGATCATAGCATTTTGCTTGCCGCCAGGAATGTCCGGCCGCATGGCATATGCTCACAAGATCCCAGGAAAATTTGACATGAAGCTCGGCTCCGATATGTGTACTTTGATGATGGGTTCTGCTGAACACGTGCCGTTCGAGGATATGGTCAAGATGTTCAAGCCTAAGGACAGCAAGGTGGAATTCAGGGTTCAATATGAAGCTGCCCTTTCCGCGATATCGTTGATTCATATGAAGGCGCGTTACATGACAGCCTCAAAATTGGCGCAATGGTGGCACCTCGCTTCGTATAACCCCACGACCCTGGACAAGATGTTGATGGATACAGCGAAATATGCATTCACCGGTTCGGTCCTAACATCCCGTTGGTTCGGAAGGATGTTCGGCAGGTTGACGAATCCTTTTGTGGACACCCACGTTGAGAAAATTGTCTCAGTCGTCCAGAATCCTGAGATTGCAAAAGAGGCAAGACATTTGCTCAACCTTGCAGAGCGCATGGGAGAGATAGCAGCCACGAAGTCCTTGGGTGCCGCAAACGCAATACTGGATCGCGCTCTGCCAAGACAAACTTGGTGGGAGTGGATCCGGCGAGTCTCGCCGAGAGATAAATTTCTGGCAGAAAATGCACAGGTCATCGAGACACTCCAGTCGGTCCAGAAAGGCGTGATCAGGGTGAAGGATGAAGGGTGGGCGTCATGGTGTGGAGGCAAGATCTATTCGGCTTTCAAATTTGCTTACAGCACTGCACATAATGTCGCGTCCAGGATGTGTGAGACCACACGCCGTCATTCGGGGAAATTGTTTTTGCTAGGTTTGTTGGCGGGGTCGGGTATGGCGTATCTGAGGTACCGAAACTATCGGAAGAATCTCATCTTGGTGAATAAGATTCACATGAAATTCGAAAACCAGGCCCAGAATGATGTTCTCGTGGACAACGGATCCAGATCATTTTGGCAAAAGATGAGACACTACGAACACACCCTAGCTGCGGGGACTTTTGATGATTACATGGCAGCAAGATTGCAAGGGGTCTTCAAAGATGTGAAGGAGCGAGCCAGTTCAGAACGAGAGGTGAGGGCATTAAGGCAGAGGTTGCAGCCAAGACCGGAAGCGCAACTCAGACCTGATCGGTTTGCCATGTTCAATGTGGATCGCATTAATTTCGATTCTATTCTACATTCAAATGTGTTGCAGAGGCTAGAGATATATCGCCCGGCATTCGACATGGCAATGTCACTTGAAGAACCTAGGTTCGAAGAAGTCGACTGCCCACGTTCCGGCCCCATGATCACCACGCCCAACGGATTTGTTGCCTCCTATTCGATCAACCACCGATCAGCCAAAAATCTCATCGCCGCGGCTTTTAATAGGCAGTTGGCAGTCCTCACATCACCAGATCCGATGATAAAACAAGATATCGAATATTTCATTAGAGAGATCTGGCTGCCGCGACAAAAGATCGATGCGTCAAATGAGGATTTTGTGCCATTCGAGCGCTACATCGCTGACCACCCGAGCTGGAAGAAGAACAAGGTGAAGAAATATCGCAAGTCATGGGAGTTGTTCAAAGCGGCCGCAGATGAAGAGCCACCGTTCGATTATAACTTGTGGAAAAACCGGATGACCATAGACGCTTTCGTGAAGTCAGGGGAGGAGAACTCAGTCTATGTGAGGGGTGGCGAGGCAGACAAGGTGAGCGCCAGACCGAGGAACATCGGATCGATGAAGAGCGAGTATTTGTTTATACATTATCTCCAACACTTGCTCATCAATCACCAGGATCGCCGCAACGATGATTTCAGTCCGAAGAAGACCCCGATGCAATATCACCATATGATCAACAATCTAGAGAAAGATGTGGAGGATCCCGTCTATGTCTCATCGGATTATTCGTCATTTGATTCTCTCCAACATGCCTGGTTGATGAATGCGGTGGAGACGCCTTTCTGGGAGCAAGCCTGTGAGTTTTACAGCGAAAAGTTTGAGTGGTGGACAGAATACCACACAGAATTGACGATGAAGACTGCGCTGTCGACCAAGGTTGAGATGAGATATAAATTGGCGGGTGTACGACTTATGACGATCATCCTCGATGGCAGCACTCCTTCAGGGCATGGACCGAAAACCACTAACGGCAACACTCTCCGGAACAGAGCAATACAGGATTATCTCGACTTTAAATCCGGAACCCCCACAGGCAGGAGATTCATATCCGGAGACGACTTTTTCAGAGTGATGGAGCGGAAACATTTGCACAACTGGTTGAGCTATGCCAACCAATTCTACATCACAAAGAACCAGCACGAACGAAGAGGAGTGGGGTGGATCTGCAAAAAGATTTTCGTTCAGACAGGGAAGGATCGGAGAATGGACTTTGTATCGAAAACCAACATGAGAGTGGGAAGAATGAATTTCCTGGGCCGGCTGCTCTCAAAGGTATTAGTCAACTCTAGATTCTACACAGGACATGACCGGAAAATGCGGCAAGATCCGAGGTTGCATAAACTCGCGGTTTGCATTTCCAATCTCCCGTACTATAAAAATGAGCTTTTCCTCTCACAATATTTCGCCATCCCCGAAGATTACACAGAGTGTCGTACGGTCAGAAGATATTTAGATCAGAAGTGGTTCCTCCCTGTCGTATCCGAGCACGCACATATCACCAAGCACATCGATCTCGTGGCGGAGATGCAGATAGAGATGAGGGTGCACAAGGGCTATTCCATGACCCGTCTCGAAGCTGCCCAGGTGCTAAGTCAGTACAAATCCAGAAAAGACATGATCTACTTGTCTGACAAATTCGCTTCCGTCTTGGCGGGTTTGAGGGTAATAAAACACATGACCAATCCCCGAAAGAACACGAAAAGACGCAAGCGCCAGCCCAACAGGACCCGAGCGGAGCAGACGTTTACACCCGACGACATACTGAAGGCGCACCGGAAAACCGAAATCAGCTACATAACTTCAGTACTGGATCCGTTCGACAAGAAAATTGGCTCGCCAGCCTATCCCTCATATTTTCCTGTTGCAACGCACAAAGCACCGACGACAGGAACGGTGACGGTTAATGCTTCCGGCAATACCTTGATTTGGCTCACCCCGCACGAGACAAAAGCAGTCAGGGTATACCAAAACTGGAACGCTACAATCTATCCATTCACTAATTACGGATCCCAGTTCGGAGAGAATGAGATTATGAGTTCATCATACACTTCCAGAGCTAGATTAGTTTCTGCTGGCCTAAAAGTGTATGACCCAAGACCTGAATCATCACAAGACGGAGTGGTGATGTATTCAGCTCTTCCATATGGCAATGCCAACGCTGGTATCACGCCGGATTCTTTGCATGATAGTATTTATACTAGATTATCAGATAATCCTTCTGGAGCAGCAATCATGATACCTCAGACCAATCGAGCAGCAGAATTTGAAGATGTTCAAAACAAGGTTATCATGATCGGCACAGCCATGCCTTTCATTTGTCTGCAAGGATGGAATGGTTCAGTCCGCATCGAGTACACAATGCATTTCGAAACTCAACCTAAATCAGGTATGTCTGACATTTTGCAAATGACAGCCAATTCATATGGATCACTCGAGCGCGCATTCGGAACAATCGGAAATATCTTAAATGGAAGCCTATCTCGCAAACTGTTGAAATTAGCTAAAACATTGCTTGTAGGATTCAAAGATTTAGAGATGGAGAATGTGCTAACAGGAATGACTGATCAAATCGAAGAAGAAAACGATGACTTCCCAGAATTAGGAGAAACTTCGATATTTATTCCGCCAGGACTAGCAGAAGAAATTGATCCAGAACTAGACAACGAAGGCAGAGAGCAACTGAGATTACAGATGGAAACAATAGCAGCAAATCAGTTACTCTACGAAGCCAGATCTGAACAGAAACACGAAAGAATCGATGAATTTATCGATTTACTAGTTAACAGACTAGAATACTGCGGATTAATTCGCAACCGAGCAGAATTGCTCACGGACGGTTAACACTGTTCACCTTAATGCATATATGATTAATCATAACCCTCCCCCCGTTATCCGGAGGTGTAGCATTTAAACTCGTG